GATATTATTTCAGGAGCAATATCTGAAATTATATTAACAACATTGAGCCAAAAATATAATATTAACCCCGCTATTAATGATGAAGAAGATACAGAATACGAACAATATTTAGAAAAGAAAAAGTTTACCGAATACTGCTTTAATGATAGTTTAAAATATTATCCTAAAGGCAAAAAAAGAATGGGTAACAATATATACAAAATCCTTTATGCTATTTTGAAAGGAGCAATCTCTTATGAGGTAAGTATATCTGAAATTAATTATAGAATTGAAGATAAAGGCAATTATCAAGGCTTTATAGTTCTTGATAGTATAAAGGTTCGTAATAAAGCATATAGTGAAGGAGAATTTGAATTATATGCAGATAACAATGGGGATATTACAAAAGTAACACAAAACAGTAGAGAAATTCCTGTTGATAAATTATTGATTTATTTTTATTCAGATAGTGATGAGTTGTTTTCCGACCCATCACTATTTGATAGTTTATATCGTGATTGGTACTGTAAAGAAACCCTTAAATCATTGAGAAATATATACTTAGAGTTGGTTGGGAAAATAAACATCTATTGCAAAGGGAATATTCCTGACACAACAGAAGAACCTGAAAAGGCTCAAGCATTAAAATCAATGTTAAGTAATTTCAGTAAAGGTGCTGTTGCATTCTTTCCTGATGATTTAGATGTTACAGTAGCAGATGTAACAACAACAAATAAAGGACAAGAATTTGATAATGCTATTGAAAAATACAATGAGTCAATGAGAAGAAAACTCGGTATTAGTAAATTAACTTCTGAAAATGATAGTGTTGGTTCAAATGCTTTAGCTAAAACAATAACATCTAATTTTTTATCTAAAATATCATACATTCAAAGAGATTTAGAATGCTTAATGAATGAAGTTATATATAAATTAGAATCATTGAACTTTAATTTAAACAAGTTTTCCACATTTAATTTTCCCGATTTAGATGAATTAACACTTGATAATAAAAGACTTAACTTAGAAACATTATATAAAAATAGAATTGTTGACAGCAGATATAACAAAACAGCATTAGAATATTTGGGTATGCCTGTTATTGAATTAAAAGATGAAGAAATAATTGAAGAAGAAACAGAAATAAATGATAATATTAATGATGAAAATAATGATATTGATATACAAACTACTGAAAATAAAGAACTTGCTGAAAAAGTGAGTGAGCCTAAATGGATTAATACAAAACTATTAACAGATAGTCAAATTGATACATTAAAAGTTAATCACGAATTAGCTACTGCACAAGGAACTGAAAGACTGAAAAAAGTAGGTTTTAAACAAATAGAAACATTATTTGATTATAAAAAAATAGAAAAGATATTAAAAAAAAAGGATTATGAAGCAATAAACAAAACGAAAATGCCTTTTACAAAAGAAATGCAAGATGTAATGTATTCGGATATGAATAAATTTTACAAAATATCTAAAAACATTCAAAAAGATGAAATAAATGCAAAAACAGAAAAAGAGTTGGTTGATTTTGTAATATCAGAAGAAGCATCAAAAGAAGTTGCAGAATCATTAAAAGCAATAGCATTAAAAAATAAAACAAAAATATCAACAGAAATATTAAATGTATATTCAGAACAAGTTGTTTCAGGAATAGAAAATGGATTAACTGCAAAAAAAGTAATTGATAATAGTTACAAAGAATTAGAAACACAAGGATTGTTAGGCATTAAAGATTATAAATATACTGCATTAGTAAATACATCAATGACAAGTGCTATGAATTTTGGCAGATTTGAAGTATCAAAAAAATCTAAATTATTACAGGGATATCAATATGTAGCAATTTTAGATGGAAGAACAACTACACAATGTCAAAAGTTGCATTTATCTGTATTTAGACCGACAGATGAAAGACTTGAATATGTTAAACCACCAATGCATTTTAATTGCAGAAGTACAATTATCCCGATATTATTTGAAGATGATTATAATGAAGCATTAACAGATTATGTTGCCGAAAAAGGTAATACAATGCAATCAGACATACAAAAGGGATTAGATGAAACTCCATCTGCATTTGGTGGCAACAAAACAACAAGACCTTTAATAAAGGAACAATAAAATGAACGAATTATATAAATTAGAAAGTGGTTATTTTAAACCAATAAAAAAAGATGATGGTACTATTGAATTTTCTGCTTTAAAAACAAATAAATATAAAGGTGGCAGATATGGAAATTGGGAAATTACAAAACAAACATTATCAGAAGCATTAAAAAATTTAAAATCAAAGGTAACAGGATATTTAATTTCTGCTTATGAAGTTCTTAAATCCGATGGAACACCTCACGGAGGACAAACCAAAAGTTTAGCCATTGTGAAGGATGGATACATAAGAGATAATGAACTTATTGTGAAGTTGCAACCTGTAAACGAAACAGCAGAAGAAAAATTATTATCAGGAGAATATCAATATGTTAGTCCTGACTTACACCCTAATTATATGGATAAAATCGAAGGGAAAAAGAAGGGAAATACAATGGTTGGATTATGTTTAACATCAAATCCATTCCAACCTAATTTAACTCCGAGTTATGCTTTGAATGACATAGATTTAAATAATTATACATATTTAAGTGAAATTAAAAAGGAGGATAATATGGCATCAGAAGAAAAAGCAATAGTTGAAGAAGTAGTTGAAGAAGTTGCTTTATCAGAAGAAGTTGTTGAAGAAGTAAAAGAAGATAATGAATTAAAAGTATTAGCAGATGAAAAATTAGCATTAGAAGAAAATGTAAAATGTTTATCAGAAGAAATTAAAACATTATCAGAAAAACTTGAAACAGTTGAAACTGAAAAAAAGGAACTATCTGAAAAGTTAGAAACTATTGAAAGTGAAAAAGCATTAGCTGAAAAGGAATCATTTTTTAAAGATAATGCAAAAAAAGTATTACCAAAAGAAATGGAATCAATGAAGAAACTTTGGGAAGTAGACAAAGAAACAGTAATTGAATTAGTATCATCAAGAGATGAATTAAAAGAATTACAAGAATTTACAGGAGAAAACAAAGTAGACTCAAAAATTGATGAAAAAGTTTTAGGAACAAAAGCTGACCCTAAAATAATTAAAAGAATGGAAGAAACAAACGAAGATTTTTATAAAGCATTCGTTAGTGTATATCCAAAAGGTTTATAAGAAATTAAAGTTTATTAAAATAAAAAAAAGGAGATAAAAATGGCTTTAGTAGTAGGAAATATAGGAGCAAGATATGAAGCTTCAGATGTAATAACAAAAAATTTTATTGATGCAAGTGCAACAGACCATTATGCAAATAGAGTAGTAACTTTTGATGCAGGAAATGACGATGTAAAAGAAACAAGTGCTGTAACAGATTATCCAATAGGTGTAACTCTTAACAATGTATCAACAACAGCTTCACAATTAACAAAATCAGTAGATATTCAGACAGGTGGTATTGCAATGATTAAATTAACCTCTGCAACAGTATCAGCAGGAGATAACCTTGAAGCAACAGCATCAGGACTTGCACAATCAACAGCAGGTTCAAACTATGAAATTGGTTATGCTATGAAATCAGGTGTTGCAAACGAAATTATACCTGTAAAATTAGTGATTTCAGGTTCATAATTATTATTTAAAAAATTAAAAAAAGGAGAAATATAAAATGGCTATAGCAGATTTAGGAGTATTAAAAATAGATAAAATGTTGACAGGTTATTCACAGGAACAGCCACAGGGAGATTATGTATTTAATCAACTTGATGCAGTTGTTAATGTTGGTAGCATTTCAGACAAAATAAGAATAAGAAGTAATGATAAATTTTCACAACCTGATACATTAAGAACAGGTAAAGCATCATCTAATAACTTTGATTCAACAGAAGGAACAAATGTTCAGTATTTCACAGAAGAAAGAGCATTACACGAAATAATTACAGATAGACAGATTGCTAATACAGATGCACCTGTAATGTTAGAACAGGAAAGTGCTTTAACATTATCAAGTATTATTTCATTAGGTAAAGATAGAGAAGTATTAACAGCATTAGGAACAGCTTCAAATACTTCTGCAATTACACACGAATTCGATGATTATACGAATTCAACACCGATTAATGATTTTAACACAGGAATTTCAGCTGTTTATTCTAACTCAAAAAGTTTACCAACTCACATTGTAATGAATGTTCAGACAGCGCTTGCATTGTCAAGACATCCTGATATTTTGGACTTATATAAATACACCACTTCAGACAGTATGATACCTATGATTAATTTACCAAAGATTTTATTTGGTATGAAAGTAGTTATTGCAGGAGCATCTTATAACAATGCAAATCTTGGAAATACAGAATCATTAAATCAAATTTTAGGAGATACAATGTATTTCTTACATCAGGAAGCTCCAACAAGAAATTCATTTAGTGCTTTGAAAGTATTTCAGTATAAAAATCAGACTATTAAAAAAGGTAAAGTAAGCGACCCGAGTGGTATAAAAATTTTGTGCTCTGAGGATTACGATGTAAAACTCTTACAGGATTCCGCAGTTTACAAAATGACGAATACCATTTCATAAGGATAAAATAAACTAATATATTATATCCATATATTAATATAAGGTTTTTGGCAGTATTTGACCTTTTCAAAACAAACTGCCTATTAAAATATATGGAGTTAAAGATGATTGAATATATAAGGGTGCAGACATTTTCAGAAGTACAAGAAAAGGGAAAAGAAAATTATAAATTAGTATGTGTTTCGGCAGGTGGATTTATAATGGAAAAACTCAAAACTAAACTTAAAAAAAACAGTAATAAAACTGATAAAATAAAGAAATAAATTTTATAATATAAGAGGTAAAAAAATGAAGAAATTAATTTTAGGTTGTTTGTTATTATTTGGTGTTAGTCAAGTTAAAGCATTACCACCTGTAGAAATATATGGAACACCTGATGCGGGAATAACTAATGTACAAATACAGACAGATACAGCAGGAGCAGTTGTTTTAAGTGGTAGTATTTCTGTTGGTAGTATTTCAGTAGACCCTGATACAATTTTACAAGGTATAGTAAGAAGCAATGGAGATACTTTAACTTCAATAGACAATAAAATAGATAGTACAACAGGAAATATAGTTAATGCAATAAATAATATTAGTGTTACTGCAACATCAGATACTACAAATTTATCAACAGAAGCCAAACAAGACGATATAATAAATGCTATATATAATGCAGATACAAAAATAGTAGAAGTATCTAATTTTGATACAAATGTTAATATTACAAATTCAAGTTTAAATGTTAATTCCACTTTACAGAATCAAGATACATCAATAACAGTTGCTGATTTATATTCAACTCATATTGATACTAATGTTAGCTTATCGATAACTGCTGATACAATAGATTTAGGTAGTTTGTATAATATAATTACAATAACAGCCGATACAGATGTATTATTATCAACAGTAGATGGAACTTGTTTAAATGCTATATGGGAAAAAGGAACAATAATTGTTAATGATATTCAGACAATATATATCAAAAACAAAGAAGGAATTGCATCAGGAACAGTTTACATTCACGCAGAAAAAAAATAAGAGGATAAAAATATGAAAAAGTTAATTATACTAATAGGAATAATGCTAATTAGTAATATTTTATTGGCAGAAAATGTACCTGCAATAAAAAATAGTAGGACTAATATAGTTTATACTAATTTTGATGTTGCTACAGAAAATGCAATAGCATCAGATACTTTTGAAATTGGTATTTATGATGAAAGTTTTGTTGTAAACAAATCTAACGGATATAATGGTTTGGTTGAATGGTATTCAGCAAAAGATGTAGAAGAAATAAAATTAAAACATTCTGATGGCGGAGTTTATAGCGGTTATTATATATATAATAATTTAAAAACAATTTGGGAATTTATTTATGCAGACGATAATATTACTGTTATTGGAAAAAAATATTATTGTATAAAAGAATAGGTGGGAAAAATGAGAAAATTAATATTTATTTTTATTTTATTTTATAGCTTTAGTTTAAGTGCAAGTCAACAATGGGTAAATAATGGTGATACAATAACTTTATTTATTTCAGAATTAAACGATACTGTAACAATTTATAAAAGTTTTGATACAAACGGAACAAGCGAAACACAACCTGTTACAACCATTGTTCAAGCATTTGCAAATATTTCAAGCGCTTGTACTATTTTTGTTGTAGGAGATACTAAAACATATACAAATTGGAATGGCTTTACATCTATGCCTGATTATAATATAAATATAATCGGTATTTATAAAAACAATCAACCTAAAGTAACTCAAAGTGGTGCAAATCAAAGCATTGTATTAAGCACAAATGCAAAAACATATAATATAAAAAAAATTGATTTCGACAGTTGTTCTAATAATGATGTTTATCAAATGATTTATGTTAATAATAACGGAACTATAAATGTCGAAGAGTGTATATTAAGAAACAATACAGTAGGGCAATTATATGTTACAGGGTTTTCATCGAACAGTGGTGGAGGAACATTTAAAAATAATTTTGTTATTAATAATCAAATCAAAGCAGGTGTGATGTTTTATGTGTTTGGAAGTGGTTCAGATGTTCCAACAACAATTATAGAACATAATACAATAGTTGATAATTATGATATTGGAGGTTCGGGATTTGAGGGATTATTAAGAATTAATGATGTTGTAAATTCTCTTTCAATGAAAAATAATATCTTTGAAAATAATGTTTTATTGTTTGGTGGAAATTTGGTTGATAGTTCTACTTATTCATCAGGAACTCTTGATATAACAGATAATTCTAATTTTGGAAATACTAATGGCATAGGAATTGAAATTAATAGACGAGATACAAGTGCATATTTAATTTATTACGGCATTGACACATATCCATTTATGCAATCAAAATCTGCATTACAAGACACAGGTTCTGATTTAAAAAACATCGGAATTGCAAATGATGTAGTTGAAAATTTTTTAATATATAGCAATAATACAACAGAAACAATAGCTTATATTATTAATGATTGTTCTTTAGATGCAGAAACAATAGCAAAAGTATTATTAAATAGTGCTTATGGATTAGACAAGTCAGGTTTAATAATAAGTGAAAACAATTTAGATACAGATAATTTAACAACTATTATTGACAATGGTTTTACAATGGAACAAGCATATTATTTATTTGATAATAACAATTCTGATACTACAAAGATTAACTATGTTACATATAATATTGCAGATAGTGATGTTTTGATAGGAAGATTCGTCTATAATAGTTTTGCTCCCAATATAAGTTTATTTAATGGTGCTTCATTTCTTTTGGGTGATGATTTGAATTTCGATTATTATGGTAAAAAAGGTGCTAATGGTGTTGTTATAATTATATCTGATACAAATACATTTGACACAATAACAATATCAGATACTTTCCAAACATTAGATGTTTTATCAATAGATTTAGCAGACAGTATAACAATTACAGATACATATTATTTAAAAGCCAAACCTTTAAAATTACCATTATGGTAAGGTGTAAATAATGAAAAATTTATTAATTTTAATATTTGTTTTATGTTTATCTGTATCTGTTAAGGCTTATGATACATACACTATTTTTGTTGATAGTCAGGTAGATACATTTGTTTTCTTTAATTATGCTGATTTTACAGAATTTACCGAAAGTTCTGTTGATACTTTTGTTATATACGATACATCAATTATTGCAATAATACCTGTAGAAAAAAAATATTATATTAACTTATATATAAAACAAAGAAAAAGAAGAAGATTAAGATAATGTATAAATCGAAACATTTCAATAAAAGTGAATTTCATTTATATGATGATATGAATCCTTTTATAATATTTATTTTAGATAAATTAAGAGAAAAAGTTTCTGTTTTTTATGATTGTAGTTTTAATATTATTTCATCAAATGAAGTTTATCATAAACACAATTCTAAATCTAAACATTATCAAAATTTAGCTGTTGATTTTTGGATTAATTTTAAAGATAAAACAAAAAATAAAAAATATTATGCTACAACAAAACTAATTGATTTGTGTTTAAAAATGTTGCATTTTTCAGAAGATGTTGGTTTTGGTTGTTATATTAACGACAAAGGATATATGAGTTTTCATTTAGATTATTCAAACGGATATAAAAGAAGATGGATGGCAATTGGTAAAACAGAAAATAAATGGAATTATGAGAGATATAATTTAGATTTATTAGAACATATTAAATTTGATTAAGGAAATGAATATGCTACGAGAAAACAACGGAGATTTAAACTTAAATATGGAACAGTTTTTAGAATTTTTTTCTAAATTATCTGAAAAAGAACAAAATTTAAAATTAGCAGAAATGATTTATAGTTTATTTGAAAAATTTAATAGCATTAAAATTGAATATAGAACTGTAAAAGATTGTAACGATAAAATGCAACCCGAAGAATGTTTGAAAAGGCATAATCAAGTACAGGAAATATTAGATGAACAAGAAACAAAAGATACTAAAAAGAAAAATATTAAAATAGATTTTTATTTAAAAGTTGGTGGATTAATAATGTTATTAAATAGTTTAACATTGTTATTATTCAAATATATAAAATAAATTTATGGATATGATATAGGGGTATGGAAAATGAAATTAAAAAAATTATTATTATGTTTAGTATATTGTTTATTATTGCAAGGTTGCTTTCTCGGTAAATGGGCAAATAAAACAGATGAAATAGTAGCAAAAGTTGATGTGAAAATAGAAGATATAAAAGAATTATATGAAGTGCAAAAAGCTATGTATATACAGAAAAGATATACATATAACAATTTAAAAGAAACAATATATGGCAAAGATGGTAATACAGAAATATGGCAATATTTAATTGCTAACGAAAAACAATTAACTATTAATCTTGTTTTTTTAGATAAAGAAATGAGAAAACTTGATAGAAAATTAATTGAATTAGATAAAACATTAACTGTAAAATATTTGACTTGGTTAGAATATAAAAAAGCAGTTTCAAAAATGGCAAATCAGATGAAAAAAGCAGATATAATATTAGAAGGATTAAATTTAGCAATAAAAACAAAATTAAAATTAGATGTAAATGCTCCGAGAGGTTTTGGGAAATAATGAAATTAATAAGTCCTGAAAATTATAAATTATTAACAAAAGAATATAAAGCTAAAATTTGTAATGGTTCGGGAAGTGCAGGTACTCCAAAATGGATAGTTAAAATGCTCGATAATATTGGTGGAATAGGTATTGACTATAAGGAATGTTCTAATATACACGATTATCAATATTTTATAGGTAAAAAATATATCTATAAAATATATGCAGATATAATTTATTTAATTAATTTAATTATTGTTAATATTTTAGATTGTTTTACATTACCATTAGATAATATTATAGGAGCATTAATTTTATTACCAATAAGAATAATAAGAGCATTAATATATTTTAGTGCAGTTTTTTTATTAGGTAGAAAAGCATATTATAAAGGAAAGGTGTCATAATGGCTTTAATAAATTGGACAGATGTAATAAAGCAAATAGAAGTAAATACAAGCAAAAATGCAGAGTTATCAGATGGAACTAATACAAGTGTTGTAGCAAATAAATTAGTTGATACAGGAGCAGATTTTGTAACAGATTTAATAAAAGAAAATATGATTGTTAAGAATAGAACAACAGGAGAATATTCTTATGTAACAGCAGTTGATGATTTAAACACATTAACATTAAATGATAATATTTTTTTAACAACAGATGACATTTATTATGTATATGATTATGAAGATATGAATGTATTGATTATGGAAGAACATATAACAAGGATTATTAATTATGTATTTGATAGATTAAGAAAAACAATAGCAACACCTGAAACAACATTATTAACAAACTCAACAGTACAAATGATTGCAATTGATTTAGCAACTTGCAAAATAGGTAAAATAATTTATAGATTTTTTTCAGAAGTAGCATTAGAAAATTTAACAGATATGTGTACAAAAGCAGAAGAAATGTTGGATAAAATTATATCAGGAGATATTCAGCTTGATATAACAGATAATGACGATAAAAAAACTCAGCTATATAGTGAGTCAATCAACGGGGAGAAAGTGTTTAAAATGACATCTTATGATGGTTCTGTAAGTGCTTATGATACATTTACTCCATCTATTGATATAATGGAATAATGAAAATAAATGCAACCTTTAAAACCAACAAAATATTAAGAAAATTAACTACTGCATCAAAGAAAATAGCAAAAACAACTCAACCATTAAATGATGCAGGTTCTTATATGATAACTCAAACAACAAGGGAAAACATAGGGAAAGAACAAACACCTGAAAAAAATAAATGGCAACCATTTAAAGCGGGTGGAAGATGGGTTGGAAAAGACACAAAAAGAAGATTGGATAAATCAGCTAAATTACTTCAAGATACAGGAAAATTAAGACTCGGTGTTGATTTCTTGAAACAAACAATAAAGTATGTTATAATAGGAATAAGTAACGAGGCTAAAAAATATGCTCCTTATCAGCAAAGAATGAGAAGATTTATGGGATTTAGTCCTAAAAATAGAAAAAGGATAAAAAGAATTTTTGATTTATATATAAAAGATTCAATTAAAAAATCGGGTATTAAATAAATATGTTAAATACAGTAAATAAATTAAAAGATATATTAAAAGCACAAATAACAAAAGGTAACACATTATATTATATTGAAGAAATAGAAAATGATAAATTGACTAATTTATTGTCAAGAAGTTTTCCAAGAACACCTTTTATTAATATAGAAGTAACATCAGTTGATACAGAAAATGTATTAAATAATAAAATCAATCAAACAATGCAAGTTGATTTACAAATATTAATTAAATCAACACATAATAGTAATATTCAAGTTGGATATGATACTAAAAAGAAAGTTGGATATTTAAAAATTGCAGACGATGTAAGAACAGTATTAAATAACAATACACAGGTTTCAGGTTATTGGACAGAATTAACAATAACAGGTGGAAGTCAATTAGAAGTTAATGCAGACGATGATGTAGTTCAAGGTTGGACAATGAATTTAGAAATTTTAAAAAAATGTATATAATTTAGGAGGATAAAATGGGTGGATTAATAGGAAACAACGGAGCAGTAATAATAAGTGGGATTGAAAAAACTTGGGGAGAATTTCCTGAATTAGGTAATGAACACACAGTTGAGGCACTTTCTTGTAGTTTAGGATTACAAAAAGAAGTAGTTTCAAGTAATGCTTTAAATAGAACAAGAGCTCCAAGAACAACAGTTGAAGTAAATGCAAGTAGAACAGGAAGTTTACCTGTAGAAGTAAAACCTGCAAGTGGATTTGAAACTTTATTAAGAGCAGGTTGCAAATATTATTCAACAGGAACAGCTGATAGTTGGAGTACAGATTTAGATGGAGCAGTAGTTAAAGGTGCAACATCAATAACTTTAACAGATGGTACAGGAATATTAGCAAACGATATAGTACAGATTGGCTCAGGAACAACTTCAGAATGTGCTAAAATAACAGACATAACAGCAAGTCCTACATTTACAATTGAAAGACCTTTGGCTTATGCTCATTCAGATGCAGAAGCAACTATTGAAGTAATTGCACCATTTACACATAATTTTATTTTTGATACAAATGCAGATTTAGAAAGTTTTTCACTTGATAAATATTTAGGTACTGCTTTTGGTGAGAGATTTAAAGGAGTTCGTGTAAATTCGATTGAAATGAGTTCTGCAATCGGAGAAATGATTTCAGGTAGTTTTGATTTAATAGGTAAAGAACAAGAAAAAATTGATGATGATACAGATGGTTCAGATGTATTAGTAGATAGTGGAACAACAGATTCAACAGTAGCGGGAAGTTTAGTTGATAGCACACAAAATTTTGAAACAACTTTACCAACACCAACAACAATTAATTATTTAGTTAAAAATACAACAGATAATACTTGGAGTTATGTAACTTCTGTAACAAACGATACAACATTGGTATTAGAAAATGATATAATGGTAAGTGGAGATGCTTATGAAATATATTCATCTCCTTTTATGTTATCAGCAACAGATATTGATGCATTAGCAAGTTCAGTAGATGAACCATATACATTTGCAAACGGAACAATAACAGAAGGTGGAAGTGATTTTGGTTGTGTTACATCTTTTAATCTTAATGTAAACAATAATCTTGATGCAGGTAAATGTTTAGGTTCAGGAGATAATCTTGGTAGACTTACTGCTTTAAGAGGAGAAATTACATTTGGTTTTGATTTAGAATATTATGATGATACAGTTTTTGATAAATATCAAGACGGAACAACATTAGATATTTTATTAACATTATCACACGATACATCTCCTTATAGTATTACAATTGACATTCCACAACTCAGACTTACAGAAATGCCGATGGAATTAACTGATGGAGTATTGTCAAGTTCATTAAATGGTATTGCAGAATATTCAACATCAGACAGTTATCATTTTAAAATTAGTTCAATTAACAATACTTATACAGCATAAAAATAAAAATTATTATTAATATATGGAGTTAATATAATGGGTATAGAATTTAGAAATAAGATTAATAAAACTAAAAATTTTATGGTGGGCAACTCGGCAGACGATACAAATAAGTCTGTTGTAGTTGCTCAAATCTTTACTTTAAAAGATAGATTTGAATTGCAAGAATTATCTGCTAAATCAATGGAGTTTTTTGAAGAAACACCTAAAACAGATAATGAAAAAGAAATGGTAAACAAAATCAAATCTGAAAAGTTTGGAGAATTACAAAAATTTAATAATGAATTAAGATTAATTAAACTTGAAAAAGGATTAGTTTCTATTGATGATGAAAAAGTAACTAAAGATATGCTTTTGCAAATCACATCTAATTATGTATTAACTGAATTAGAAAGAATTGTTGATGAAATGAATAACGAAAAAGAATTAGAGAAATCAGCAAAAAACTAAAACAGGTTGTTAGGTGTAGTTTAGAAGGGTGGACTTTTAAACTAAAGAAATTGAACTTAACAACCTTTGAAAGTTATGTATTAAGTTTGTATAATAATTGTGAAAAGTTTCATTGTTTACCTGATTCAGGAAGTATCAATGAACAGAGATGGGATATAATGAGATTATTTGATATTATGGATAAAGCAAAGTCAGATTATTATAATAATCAAAGGAAAAATAAATGACCGAAGAAGTAAAACTGAAAGTAAGTGCCGATACAAAACAAGCAGAAAAAGAATTAAATAGATTTACTAAAACATCAAAGAAAAACTTTGACAATATTAAAGTATCACTTAAAACTTTAGCTGTTGGTTTTGCAGGTGTTACAGTAGCTGTTGGAAAAATGGTTCAAATCTATGGAGTACAAGAAAGAGCAGAAAAAAAACTCAATGCGGTATTAAAAGCAACGAATAATGTAGTAGGATTAACATCTAACGAACTAAAAAAAATGGCATCAGAATTACAAAATGTAACAGAATTTGGAGATGAAACAATATTATCTGCACAGGCAATGCTATTAACTTTCAAAGAAATTGGAGGAGAAGTATTTCCAAGAGCATTAGAAACAGCATCTGATTTGGCATCGTTTATGGGTACAGATATGACAAATGCAAGTTTGTTGTTAGGAAAGGCTCTAAATGACCCAATTGTAGGAGTAACTGCTCTTCAAAGGAATGGAATCAAACTAACAGATGTTCAAAAAGATATGATAAAAAATTTTATGGATATGAATGATGTTGCATCGGCACAGGGAATTATTCTTGATGAAATAGAAGGACAGATTGGTGGATTTTCAAAAGCAATGGGAGAAACTCTGTCAGGTTCTGTTAAACAAGCTACAAATTCAATGGGAGATTTGATTGAAGCTATAGGTAAGAGATTTGCTCCATTAGTAAAAGATATAGCAAAAGGTTTAAAGATTGTTGCAAATAATTTGGCAGAAGTTATGGACACAACAGTAAAAAAAACAAAACCATTACAAACAACATTAGAGGAACAAATAGATATTGTTCAAAGATTATCGTCAATAAAATTAGATGATTTACAAATGGAATATCAAAAGTTAGCAAAAGAAGAAAAAAAAGTTGTAGACCAATTTCTTGATTTTAAAAATTTTGTTGATGCAGGTTTTGATGAAGAATCAGCAGAAATTGTTGAAATGACTAATTATTGGGAAGCATATAGACAAAAATTATTAGAAGCTATTATTGAAAGAAAAGCTATGGATGAAGTGGCAAAATCAGAAGGACTTGCAGGTACAGGTAATGATAGTGAAGATGAGTTTGAAGCAGGAGCAATAGATAAATTGCGGGAACAGTGGGCACAGCAACGACAAGCAAGACTTGAATTTGAAGATGCTTTAATGGAAGAACGAATGACAAATTTTCAAGATTTTAACCAACAAGAATTCCAAATGTTGCAATCACATTTAGGAGATATGTTTTTTCTTGAATATGACAATAATCAAGCAAGAATGAAACTTGATGAAATAGTTTGGAAAAATAAAATAAAAATGACTAAAAGTGGTTTAAAATTAATGTCGGGTTTAATGAATACAAACAGCAGAAAATTATTTGAAATAGGAAAAGCAAGTGCAATAGCAGAAGCAACTATATCAGGTTTTCAAGGTGTTGCAAAAACTTTAGGAACATATCCTTTTCCGTTTAATATTCCTTTAGCGGCGGCTCACGGAGCAATAGCTATAGCACAAGTTCAAAAAATAGCATCAACATCATTTAATGGTGGAGGTGGTGGAATGACTATATCAGGTGGAGGTGCAGGTGTATCTACTCCAAATTCAGATATTCCTTCTATAAATAATATTAATCCACAAGAAAATGGAACAAGTGTTAAAATAGTAGTTATAGATGCATTAGGCACACAATCAGAACCAACAGATGCAACAAGGGAATTTGTAAGAACAAATGTATTGCCTGTATTAGAAGAAGAATCAGAATTACAAAACGGAGGATTACAACTATAATGGGAAATTGTAAGTTTGAATATACTGCTGACGATAGTAGTACAACATTTAATTATACTTTTGAACAAAATCCTGAATTACCATTTAATATATATACAAAGAAATTAGGAGAAAAAAAATATAGATTAAATAATCAATCATTAAAAATATATAAAGGTGTTGAAAAATATTTTATTGATTTGAATTTTTTACATTTAACTGCTGACCAAAAAAATAATATGGTTGGATATAATGATAAAATATTTAATTTTTATGTTGATAGTGATTTGGCAGACTTTGTATCAACAACAACATTAAATCAAGCATCACAATATATAGCAACAGATAAAAAGATATTAAAATTGGATGGAAACGATAATTTTGTAGAAGGAGATGTAATAAGATTATCAACAACAGCCGAATATTTTATTGTTAAATTAGTAAAAAACGATGCAACAGAACAAATAATAACAGTTGATAGAGATATAACAACAGTATATCCAATAGGAACAACAATATATAAAAAAAATTATTTTGAAGTAGCATTTGCAAACGAACCAAAGTTTGCATTAGATGAAAACAATGTTACATATACAGGCCAAATAAATTTACAAGAGGTATAATATATGAAAAAGTTTATTTTATTTTTTATTTTAATGCTAATGTTTTCCGTTAGTATTCAGGCATATGAAACTGCTCCTTTATTAAATGTGTTCAAGCTACCACAAGTAGGGCAAGATACAGATACTTGGGGAGGATTGTTAATAGATAATTGGGAAATGGCAGACACAATGTTTAGTCATTATGCCGATACTATATCAACAAAAGCAGACACACCTCATTATCATAATGCAAACGATATTAATGACAGTAATTATTTTAGATTTGCAAATGAAAATATTAATATTGATAGTATTTCTTTTGACCCATCATTATCAATAGATACATTAGTTACTTCTAATATTATTTTTGATACAGGTTTTGAAAACAACGATATTCATACAGAAGGGAGACTACATTGGGATAATGTTACAGGTACACTTGAATTAGATTTGAATAACGATGGTAGATTAACAATAGGACAAGAACAATATGCACAAGGAATTAATTTAACAGGAGACACAATCTACAACGGAAATGTTTGTTATGTTTCAGATATTGTTGGAGGTTTTCCAAGTTTATCATTAGCAATAGCAGATAGTTCTTTTATTACAACAAGAATAATTGGAATAGCAACACAAGATATATCAAACGGAACAACAGGTAGAATAACAACTTTTGGATTGGTAAGGGATTTAGATTTATCAGAATTTTCAAATAATGATTTGTTATATTTATCTGCAGATACAGAAGGAACATTAACAAATATAGTACCTACATTACCAAATCAAGAAGTATTAATTGCTTTAGTTTTAGATAATAGTTCAACATCAGGTATATTAATAACTCAATTAAGAACAGGCAGACCGAATACATCAAAACAATTAGAATTTTTATTATCAGGAACAGTTGAAACAAAACCTAAAGTATATTTAACAGTAACCGATACACAAATATATGCAAGTGTTTATAATAATTCAGATGAAACAGAAGAAATAATTGTTAATTTAGATGGTATTGAAAGATTCGTTCCTGTTGATACAGTAGCATTAAATTTAGGAGATTCTACAACACCTGTTCAAAACAATATTTATTATAGCTTATCAAGTGGAGTTGTTACATTAAATGCAACAACAGAACTTCCAACAGATACTTTTGCTTGGATAGGAAAAATTGCTTGTTTTGATACTCAATCAACAATTGATTATGGTGTGTTAAATTATCAAAGATACACAGATAGTAGGGAAAACAATTATCGTGGTAGAATATCTCATATATCTGAAAAAATAAGAGTATTAGGTGCAACTTGGTGGAGTGGAGTTGAATCAACATTAGAAAGAACTATACAAGCACCAGAAGTTGATACAATTCAATTAAATGTTACAAGTGGTTTAGTATATCAAATGCACAGACAAAATTTTAGTGCAGATACTTCTTTTTATTATGTTGTTAATTATCCAAATGAACCTTATAAAAAAGTTTCCCATTTAGGAGAAATTGATGTTGATGCAGAGGGAAATTCATTAAGAGGAAATAATACTTATTATGGTTTAGAAATATTTGCAAATCAAAACAGTCAAGATGAAGATGGAAATTTATTTGTATTATTACCAAGTGGAGAGTATGGAAGTTCTGATGAGGCTATAGCCGATGCAAGTAATTATTCAATAACTTCTGTACCAACAGAATTAAGACAAACAGCTTTCAGAATTTGTAGAGTTGTTTTAAGGTTTCAAACATCAAGTAATACTTTGACTAATGTTTTAGGTGGCTCGGAAGTACAAGACAGAAGGTCTTTTCCATTCGGAATCGGAGGTGGGGGACTTGGTTCTTCTACAACTTCAACATTTTCAGATGCAAGTTTTAATGTTTATGATGATGCAGATGTAAGTAAAATAGTTAAATTACAAAATAGTGGAATAACAATAGGAACAACAAGAACATTAACAATTCCTGATACAGATGGAACGATATTAACATCAAATAATAATAAACTTTTAATTAGTGAAGTTTATGTAGATACAGCTTATGTAAATGGAATTAAAACAAAATCAGGTGAAACATTATATGCAAATGAATTATTAGGATTTACTTTAAGAAGTTCTTCAAGTTCTTTTACAAATTCATCTGTTGCATTCACTTCAAAAGGACAAAATGATATTGATGCAGATTTTATAACAATTCTTGATACTTCAACACATCCAATAAATGAATCATCGGAAGATAGTGTAGTGTTTTATATTAATTATAGACATCGTGGAAATGGTGCTGATAGTGAATGTATTACTAAAGGTAGAGTAAGAGCATTAGGAACAACTTACGAAAGTGATACAGAAGCAACAGGTTCAAGTACAGATTTTATAAGTGTAACAGCAAAAGTTTATATTCCTTCGTACGCATTAAATTTTGTTGAATGGACAGATATAGCGGTGTCGAGTGAAGATGATTTTACAGAAGTTGATGGTAATTTATATTCAGTTTATTTAAAAGTGGAAGTTTTAAATCCAATAGGAGATTAATATGAAAAAAATATTATTTTTAATGTTATTTTTATTAATATCAAATATTGCAATAGCAATAGAAGTTGAATATATATATAAATTTAATCAAATGAATTACAACATACAGGCTTATGAATTATCAAAAAGTTTAAGAGAAAAATACAGCTTAAAATTAAAAGATATTGAAGTAGACAATAATATTATTTATATTTTAGAAAATTATGAATTGACATCAGAGGTATTAATTAATATTCAAAATGAAGCAAATTTATTACAATCTATAAAGGACAACAAATAAATGATAACAGTTTCAAGTGAATTTGAAAATAAACTTAAAAATCAAAATACTCCTTTATTTGATAAAGAAATTAATGTTAATTTAATTGTTGCAACAACGGAAGCCAAAGGTTTTGGAACAGGTGCTTTTGGAACAGGTGCTTTTGGTTCTCCTACATTAGTTGAAACTCCAACGAATTTTAATATATCTGATTATATTAAAAATCTTCCTACAATAACTGAAAGCATTAATATTGAAACAGAACAAAAACAAGGTAAATCAAATAATATTAGTTTGATGCTTGATAATTCAACAGGATATTTTTCTGAATTAAAAAATACAAGTTTGTTTTATAATAGAAAATATATGACAAGACCTGTTACAGTAGATATTGGATTAAAAGATTTACCAAATGAATTTATAAGACAATTTTCAGGATTCATAAAAAAACTAACATTAAAACAAGAAAAAGCAACATTACAATTAGTTGATAAATATAAAGAGTTTCTTGATAATGAAATGAAAACAAAAGAAGATGCATCTGATACAACTTCTGATACATATTTAGTTGAAGCAACAGGTAAAGATGTTTCTTGGTGGATATGGGCATTATTAACAGGATATGATTATGATACTAATACTAAATTAAGTTGGTATGAAACATCGGGTAAATTAGACTATACACAATCAACATCTAATAACGACATTAATTATACAAGATATTTAGAAAGTAAAACAAATACAGATAATATAATTTTTAATAATACTGTTGGATTTTATGATAATGAAACTATTGCAGAAGCTATTGCAGAAGTTATTAAAGTTTCTTTTGGTTCGACATTTTTTTCTACAAATACAGGAAAATTTCAATGGAGAACATTTGCTCCTAAATGGTTGGCAACAGATATTCCTGAATTAGATGATAGTATTACAGCAAAAAATTTAACAGATGTATCTTATGAAGTAGATGAAAAGTATATTTATAATCAAGTTATAATTAAATATAATTGGAATAGTACAACAGAAAAATATGATGACTATTATGTATTAGTTGATAGTACAAGTGTTGATTTATATGGTGTTAAATCACTTACAATAGAAAGCAAATTATTAGATAATAGTGTTAATGCAGAAGATTTAGCTGATAGAATAGTAGCAAGATTTGGAAGGGGAATGTCTTTTGTTACAGCAAATACAACTTTAGAAAATATGACTTATGAATTAACAGATTTCATTAAAATTACCGATAAATCAACAGGATTAGAAAATGCAAGATATGAAATAATCGGATTAACAAAAAATTATGAAGCTAAAAAAGGTTCGATTAAATGTTATAATGCAGAAGTATATGATTTAGGAGATTTTAATTGGGGATTTTATTGGAATACAAACGCAGATGGAAATGGAAACGGAAATGATGGTGGGGTAGAATATGTTTCTCCAACAGATTATGATGATGATAATTATAATGCTCAATCATTTGGTTGGTTTTCAGGAGATACAGAAGCAGAGAATTTAGGATATGTATATTATTATTAATAAGAGGTAAAAAGATATGGCTTATGTAGATATGACAAGTTTTGCAAGTTATAAGGGTTTAATTAAAGCAAGTGATTTAAATCAACTTGCAGAAAACGATGCAAGTGTAGGAACAATAGTTGGAACAAATGATGGCTCAATAGATTTTCAAGGAGGATTAATAATACAATATGGAAAAGAACCTTTAGCACCAAGAACAGCAGGGAACAATATATGGTACACAGTATCTTTCCCAAAGTCTTTTACAACAACATACACAATAACAGCATCATTATATCTAACTCTTAATGGTACGAGTTTTAACGCAGGTTTTGATAATACTCAACTTGTATTAAGAAATCAAACAAATGGCGATTTTCAATGGAGTTTAGGAGGTTCTGTTACATTTGGAACAGTGGATATCGGTTTAAATTGGATGGCAATAGGTGTTTAACTAAAAAATTAAAATTTAATATATAAGGATATAATATATGGGTATAAAATATGATAAAAATACTATTGCTAAAATAGTATCTAAATGGAATGAAAAACCAACAACAACAAAGCTATTTTTAAGCCAAAATAAAGACCTTTTTCCTAATGTAACTAATAATAGGTATTTGTCAGAATTGTTCATTAAATGGAGATTAAAAGGCTTTGTGCTTAATTCTTATAATTATAATAAGGTTAATGCTGAAAATAAATTTAAAAATAATGTTAGTTCTAATAATAATTTAAAATCAGGCACAATAACTTCTGATACACCTTTAACTATTGAAGATTTGTATAAATATCACAATATTGATTCTAATAAATGGGAATGTACTGCATTTAATTGTATTGCTAATGACAAAACAAATCCTAAAGGAATTAAATATACAAGTTATCAAGTTAGAAGCACTTTTAAAAAAAAGAAAATTGGTTTTGATATTAATGATATTGATAATTTATTTAAAAAAATAAATAAAAAAAAATTACCAACATTCAAAAAAATAAAAAGAAATAAAAAAAAATCAAAGAAACTTTTAGAAATATCTCCTGTTGATGTTCATTTAGGACAATTATCAGATATTGATGAAGTTGGGGAAGGTTATAACGAAAAAATAACATCAAGAATATTTTTAGATACAATAAATGATATTGTTGAACAAAATGCAATATTCAATTATGATAAAATTTTATTTATAGTTGGGAGTGATTTTTTTAATACAGACACAAGACATCAGACAACATCTTATGGAACACCTCAAAACGATTCTGTATTATGGAGAAAACTATTCGATTTAGGAATACAATTAAATATTCAAGCAATAAATATGTTAAGACAAAAAGCACCTGTTGATGTAGTAATAATACAAGGTAATCACGATTTTGAAAGAAGTTATTATTTAGGATGTGCTATTGATTGGTATTTCAAAAAGTGTAACAATGTTAATGTTGATAATAGTCATTCTATTAGAAAATATTATTCTTTCGGCAAAGTTCTTTTAGGATTAGCACACGGAAATAAAATAAAAGTAAATGATTTACCTTTAATAATGGCAACAGAACAACCTTTATTATGGGCAAATTCTAATTATAGAGAATTTCAATTAGGACATTTACATCATAAAAAAGAAGTTAAATTTGTATCTGTTGAAGATACTAAGGGAACAAATATAAGATATTTAAAGAGTATGGCTCCGTTAGATAGTTGGCACAAGGCTATGGGTTTTGTAGGTTCAGCAAAAGGAATAGATAGTTTTATATGGGATTATGAAAAAGGTTTAGATTGTCATATTGAAAACAATTTAATTTTGTGATGATTTTGGTTAAAGGTAGCACCTTTTATTAAATTTAGGTGCTATTTCTAACCAATTTACTGTTATAGTGGTAATAAATTGTATTTTAGAAGTATTTATAGACACTTTTGTCTATATTTCCTCTGAAAAGTATACATTTTTGTATACCTTTTTAGTCAAAAGTATATAAGTAATTACAATGTGTATACATTTTTAACAAAAAGTATATGTTTTTAGTTACAAAAAGTTACCCTAAATGATACCTTATGTTAGTAAAATTATGGGGTAAGGTTACTGTTCGGTTTCAAATTTTTCTTCAACTTTAATCTGAAAACCTGCAAAAAATCCAATTTTATTAAAATAATTAATCATATCTTCTACAGATACATCGTCATATTCAGTTTCAATAATATATTTTTCTTCATAATGTTCTATTGTTATTTTCATAATAATTTCCTTTTCCAATATTCTCTAACTTGTTTTAATTTTAATTTAATTTTTAGTAAATGGTCTTGGTCTATAATTAATCTTTCATTAATTAGCAAGAATAAATTTCTGTAAAACCAATTGTAATTTTTTCTTTGTTTACAGGTTCTTACTTCAATCATAGTATTTAATTTACAATTATATTTATTATTGATTTTTTTTGTATAATTAACACAAAAAAGATTAGAACATTTCATATTTTTATATCCTTGAAAATTAGATTTGATATAATAATTATATCATAAATAAACATTGAAAACAATGTGATTTAACCATTTATTTTTATTATTTGATTAAGTTGTTTACTATTAATTAAGTAGTTAATTTAATACTTTTTTGCATTCAATACAGCTTGACCTGTATCCATCTTTCAATCTTTTGTCAACATAAAAAAATTTAAGTTCTTTAATTTCTGAACATTTAGAACATTTCTTTTTTCCATCAATAATTTTAGATTTAGTGTTATATTTACCAATTATTTTAGAAACTTTATTTTTAATAGATAACTTTTTAAATTTTTTAATAACTTTGTTTCCTTTTCTCAATTTCTTTATTAATTTTATTTTGTATTTTGCAAGTTCTACAAATTCATTTCTGCTAACATCAAGATATTTTAATAGATTATATAATCCACCTGTTTCTACAAATTCTATTTCATTTTCATAAGTTTCATATTGAAAGAAATTAAAATATGGAGAATGATTTTCAAGCACATATATATATTTATCTAAAGTTCTTATTGTATCTTTAACACAATCAGCTAAAAGGAATTTATATTTTTGAGTTTCTTCTGCAACATAAATGTTTTTGTAATTAATCATATATATATAATAGTATAATAATAAAAAAAATGCAATAACTTTTTTTATTTATTTTAATATTGTATAATATTTTATATAATATAACAAATAATATTAAATATAATTGTTTGAAAAATAAAGAGTTAATATAATATCAAAAATAAATCTTTACAATATGGACTTTTTATTATATATTTTTATCAACTTAAAAAAACAAAACAACATCAACTTTTGTTGATACCAAAAAGTAATATAACATTTGCAGGATACATAGAATGCAAGTTACTAAATCAATAACGATTTATACATAGTCATATTTTTAATATGGCTATCTATTAAATTTTTATTAAGGAGTAAAAAAATGAAATTAGAAGAATTAGAAGTTGGAAAAAAAATAGTTGTTTATCGTAAATCAATAAATGCCATTGGAGTTAATCACGGAAATTATGAAAATGCTAAAAGAATAACAAAAACCATTGAATGGATTGGAAATGTTTATACTAATTCAGTTGATTTGAAATTTAAAAATTCAAAAGTTTATTATACGGCTTTTTCTTTTGAGAATAAAATAACAAAAATACAAAGCGAAAGAATTGATTATATAATTGTAGAATAATAATAAAGATTTATACACTATCCTACTTCGGTAGGGTAGTCTATTAAATTTTTATTAAGGAGTTTAAAATGGAAAGTATAGTTAATTTTACTTTAACAACTACAAATCATATTTATGTAGGAACAGGTTGGGATATGCAAGAAGTAAAAGAAAAAATAAAGTTTTTTTTAAAAAAACATCCAACAGAAAAAGTAGAGCAAAAAGAAATAATTGATAATAGAATTTTTATTTAAAAGGAGAAATAAAATGAAAATTAATTACAATGATGACATTGAAGTTATTACAGAAAATGATTTAGCTTGTTTGATGATATATTTAGCAATGGTTTTAATTTTAGGATGTTTTATAATATTTAATGTATTAAATTATGGCGGTATATTATAATGAGAAGTTGGAAAGAAGAATATAATGTTGAGGAATATGGATTGGAAGTTGAATCAAAAATATGTGAACTTTATATTGATTTTGATTTGTATGCAGAAGTTATTTATTATTCAGAAAATAATTATGGAGCAGATGCAGATGGTAATAGAGGAATTTATATTGAAGAAATAGATGATATTAATATTATTGATGATACATTAGAAATTAAAATTAGAAACAAGTGGATTAATTTTAATAGTTTGAAAGATAAAAACAAAAAAAGAATTGTATCTGCAATAGAAAATTATTTAGCAGAGTATAATTTTAATAATTAGGAGGATATTATGGAAGATTATATACAGGTTATGAATATTGATTATGATGATGATTATAGTGAATACGATATTACAATAGATGAAGTTGATGAAGATATAGATTTAGTTTAGGAGGATATTATGGATTGGATTTTTATAAGAGTTTCTGACAATGCTAAAATTGGTTGTCAAAGTGGAACTAAAAGAGAAGCTTTATATGAAGCTAAAAAACTTGAAAAAGAAATTAACGAAAAAGTTATTATAGAAAAATTTAAAAATAATTATTAGGAGTGAATTATGTGTCAACAAAGAACATTAGAATGGTTTGCAAACAGATTGGGAAAAGTAACAGCATCTAAAGTATCAGCAATATTAACTAATAGTAGAAAATCAGGAGAATTATCTCAAACTGCTAAAACATATATGCTTGAAATTATAAGTGAAAGGCTAACAGGAATACCAAAATTAATTGGAAAAAATATAGCAATAGAGCACGGAGTATTATATGAACCTGAAGCTATTAAAACTTATGAATATGTAACAAAAACAAAAGTTAATTTAGTAGGAAGTATTGATAATCCAACTTTTAAATATACAAGCGGTTCTCCCGATGGATTGGTAGATTATGATGGTATTATAGAAGTTAAATGCCCGAATACTGCTAATCATATAAATACAGTATTAACAGATAATATTAAAAAAGAATACATTGCACAATGTCAATTCAACTTATGGAATACAGGCAGAAGTTGGTGTGATTTTATAAGTTATGACCCGAGAATAGCAAATTCAGAAATTAAAATTCACATTATTAGAATTGAAAGAAACGACGCTTACATTAAAAATATGATAGCAAAACTAACTGAATTTCATACTATTATGAATAAGATGATGATTGACATAACAGGAAAAGAAAGTTTTGAAATTGACAAAGAAAAGCTTGAAATGTTTTTGTTAGAAAACAATGAAATAGAAGTAGATTTAGATTTTAATTAAAATTATTATATAGGAGTTAAATTATGACACAGATACCAAAAGGAAAAGAAATAACAGGAAGTATTATTAAAGAAATGGATAGAAGATTTTTATCATCATTAGATTTTATAGGACAGAAACCAATTAAATTAACAATTGATAGAGTTGAAAAACACGCATTATTAAAATATGATAATGGTAATTCAGAAAAAAATGCTTTATTAATACATTTTCAGGAAACACCAAAACCTTTAAAATTAAATGCAACTAATATAAAATTGATAGTTTATAGGTTGGGAACTAATAAGGTTAAAGAATGGCAAGGAAAAGCAATAGAATTAGAAGTACAAACAATAAAGGCATTTGGTTCAATGAAACCTGCAGTAAGGGTGAAGTGATGTTAAAAAAAGAATTGGAAAAAAAAGTAATAAAATTAGAAAAAGAAAATTATTTTTTAAGTGATATTAATAGTAAATTAGAAGAATATATTAGAGATTTGAAATGTCAATATAATTTTAAAACTGATAAATTAAACGAATGTACTGAACATTATGAAAATTTATTAAAGAATATTTTGAATGCAAAGTTAAAAGAAATTAGGGAGTAAATTATGAAATGGTATATAAAAAAAGAAGAGTTTAAAAAAGTATTATCGGAAAAGTTATTGACACAAAAAGAATTTGCAGATAGAATATGCACACACAAAAAATACTTAAATGATTTAGTTAATAATTTAATTCCAACAGGAACTAAAACAGTTAAAAAAATTTGTAGAAGTTTAAAAAAAAAACCAACAGAATTATTTGAATTGAGGGAGGTTGAGTGATGAAACAATTTGATTGTTTATTAAGCAAAATATTATGGGATGTAAATCACAATACAATGAATTTAACAACTGCACATAAACATATTAGAGATAATATGATTGAGTTAATTGAAAGCATTATTCCTAATAAAATTGATGTTAATTTAACTGATAAATTTACAGATAATTATATTAAAGAATTTACAGGCTACAATAATTGTATTAATGAGATTGAAAATAAGTTAGAGGAACTTAAAAATGATTAAATTATTTGAGGCATTTGCAGGTGTAGGTTCTCAAGCTATGGCATTAAGAAATTTGGGATTACCTTTTGAAAGTATCGGTATTGCTGAAATAGATAAATATGCAATTCAATCTTATAATGCTATTCACGGAGAAACTAAAAACTATGGCGATATATCTAAAGTAGATTGGAATGATGTGCCTGATTTTGATTTATTTACTTATTCTTTCCCTTGTCAAGATTTATCAATGGCAGGTAAACGAAAAGGATTAAGCAGAGATTCAGGAACAAGGTCGAGTTTACTTTGGGAATGTGAACGAACTATAAAAGAAAAAAAACCAACATATTTATTATTAGAAAATGTTAAAGGATTAATAACAGAAGAAATGAAACCTTATTTTTTTGAATGGTTGGGTATATTAAGAAATTATGGATATATGAATTATTACGCAGTTTTAAATGCTAAAAACTATGGTACCCCACAGAACAGAGAAAGAGTTTTTGTTGTGTCTATTAGAAACGATGTTAATGAAAATAGGGAAGTTGAAGAATACGGATTGTTTGATAGGTTGACTTATAAATTTCCAATAGGTTTTGATAATGGTATTAGGTTAAAAGATGTGTTGGAGGATAAAGTTGATGAGAAGTATTATTTGAGTGATACAAGAGTTAAATATCTTGAAAGACAGGGCAATGATTCTTTTGAAGATACAGAATTTTCAAAAACTATTTTAGCCTGTTATTATAAAACCGAAAAAAATTCACAGTATTTGAAAATTGATGAAATTAAATATAAAAAAGGTGGTGTTTGTGGTTGTGATATGAAACCAAAGTTTGAACAGGAACAAAGGATATGGAGTGAAAATGGGAATAGCCCTTGTTTGAAAACAATACAAAACAATGAATATTTAAAAACTGCAATTAAAACTAATGGTAATTACAGAATAAGAAAACTAACTCCTAAAGAATGTTGGAGATTAATGGCATTTGCAGATGATGATTTTAATAAGATTGATGATATTATTTCTAATACACAAAAATATCGTCAGGCAGGAAACTCAATTTGTGTTAATGTACTTGAATTTATATTTTATGAACTATTCAAAAACGATTATGAAATTAAACGAAATCCGTACGATTATTATAATGGAGTTAAAAATGATTAAATCAAATTACAATATAAGGACAGAAAAAATGATAATAAATTTATTGAAGAAAGGAAAATCTAATGCAGTAACAAGAAAAGAATTAATTGATGCAACAGGTTATAGTGATAGGAAAGTTAGAAAAGAAATTGAAATACTTCGACATCGTGGACATTTAATTGCATCTGATATTGTTACAGGCGGTTATTATTTAGTTGAAACTAAAATTGAAGCTAATGATTATTTCTTAACTGAATTAAAAAAATATTCAACTTGTTATAAGAATATTAATAAACTTAAAAATAATATTAACAATGCTTTTTCTATGCAGTTACTTTTGGATTTTGATTGAAATTAATTTTAGAGTTGACTTTTTTTTTGTTATGGTGTATTATATTAATAGGTGTTATAGTTTAGAATTTATGATTGATTATTATGAAAAAAATTAAATTAAATAATATTGCGTTCGAGGATACAAAAGTAACCAATCAGGTTCTTTACTATCACACCTACTCGGACGCATTTTTTATACCCAATCAAATTAAAAATAATAAAATTATTAATAGGAGTAGTGTGTAATGGCTAAAAGATTTACAGATACAGAAATATGGAAGCAAGATTGGTTTATTGATATTCCAATAGATTATAAATTATTTTGGTTTTATTTAAAAGATAATTGCGACCATTCAGGAATATTTAAGGTTAATTTGACCTTATTTTGTCGTCTATACGAGGTCAAAGTGAACTCAATAGATGCTTTAAATTATTTTAATTCTGATAAAGAAAGAATTATCCCATTAAATGAAAAGAAATGGTTCTTGCCTGATTTTTTTATTTTCCAATATGGAACTAAAATGAATTTAAATAATAAAGTACACAAATCTATATATAATTTGTATAAAACAAATGGAATAGAATTGACTTCTTGTAGAGGTCTAAAAGACCTCAAGGAAAGGGTTAAAGATAAAGATAAAGATAAAGAAAAGGATAAAGATATTATTATTAATAAAGAAGTTAAGAAGAAAAAAACTAAAAAATTTAAAGAACCTGTAATACAAGAAATTTTAGCTTATTTTAAAGATAAAAATTTTCCTGAAGAAGAAGCATATAAATTTTATAATCATTATGGAGCTGTTGATTGGTTTAGAAAAGGGGAAAAAATAAAAAATTGGAAACTACAATCACAAACTTGGATGAGAAATAAAAAAGACTTTACAAATAAAAATAATAATATAAAATCAAATGATAATTACAATAAAGCAATGGAGGAATTTTTAAATGACTAAAACAGAATTTAAAAAAGGAATAGACAAATTAAAATTAATATTTAATCATAATGCAATAACAAAAGATTTATCAAATGAATATTTAAGAATTTATTATGAGGCTGTTCAACATATAGATAATGAAAATTTTGAAATAGCAGTACAACATATTATTCAAACGGAAGAACATTTTCCAAAACCTAATAAATTTATTAAGCATTATAATGATAACAATCAACCAACAACAGTAATCAATTTAGATGAAATGGGGGATTTATACGATGATTAAATTACCTTATGATATAGAAATCGAAAAAGCATTGTTAGGGGCAATATTTTTTAATCCTGATAATCTAACAGAAATAGTTGATGATTTACAACATTCTGATTATTTTTATTCAGATAAAAACAAAAAAATATATCAAACTATATTATATTTATTTAAAAATAATATTGCTATTGATACATTTACAGTTTTAGATTGTTTTCAAAAAAAAAATGATATTAGTGAAATTTCAGGTGGAGTTTATTTAACAGAATTAATAAACAATGGAGAAGCTTTTAACAACTTTAAATTTTATGTGGATATTATTAAGGATAAATATATTAAACGAGAATTAATAAAGAAAACAGACGAAATTTTAAAAGAATGTTCAATGGATAATGAAAATGCAAATGATATAATATCAAAAGCTGAAAGAGATATAATAAACATAGGAGCAAATGTTGTAGATAATCAATTTAGTTCTATAAAAAATGAATTAAGTTTAGTATTAGATATGGTTGAAAAAGCATCTAAAAATAAAGGAAAATTAACAGGATATAATACAGGTTTAAAAAAATTAAATAAATTAACAAATGGTTTTCAAAATTCAGATATGATAATTTTAGCGGCTCGACCTTCAATGGGTAAAACATCTTTAATGTTAAAGGTATGTTATGCAACAGCATTACAAGGTAATCCTGTTTATATATTTTCAAGAGAAATGCCTAACTATAAATTAACAATCAGACTAATAGCAATGATATCAGGAATTAATTTTTCTAAAATAGAAAGTGGGCAAATGTCAGAAGATGAATGGACTAAATATAATACTGCAATAGCAGATTTAGAAGTTTTACCAATACATTTTGATGATAGTAAAACAGTTGACCCTTATGAAATGTTAGTTAAAGCTAAAAGAGTTAAAAAATCATTGGGAATAAAATTATTTGCAACAGATTATATTCAAAAATTATATATGAATAGATTTAATGGAAACAGACAACAGGAAGTAACAAAAATATCAGCAGTTATGAAATCTATTGCAGATGAAACCAATACTGCTCATTTAGTATTATCTCAATTATCAAGAGCATTAGAAATTAGACAGGATAAAAGACCGATAATGTCAGATTTGAGAGAGTCAGGTGCAATAGAACAAGATGCTGATTTAATTTTAATGTTATATAGAGATGAACAATATAACAAAGGCAGAGATATGGAAGTATATTATAATAATTGCAAACATACATTTTCAAATGATAAAATTGCTGAAATTATAATAAGAAAAAATCGTAATGGTTCTTTGGGAACTTGTTTTAGTGAATTTATTGGAGAAAAAGGAATGAGATTTTGTGATATTGATATTAAAAATAAAATGGGAGATGATTTTTAATGGAAAATAATTGGATAGATAAATATTTTAATGAAAATATGAATAGGAATTTAGATAATTTAAACAATACAGAATTTAATAAAGAAAATTTAGTGAAATTATTAGAACAAAATAAAATAAAAAGAAACACAGGAAAATGTATTGATTATTCTAAATGCAAAAGAATAATGATAAATTATTTTCAATATAATGCAAAAGAACCAATTAACAGTAATGATTATGACAAAGGTATTGATATAATTAGAAAATATTTGAATTATTAGGAGAATAAAATGAACGAACAATTTTTAAATTTAGTGTAGGTTGTATATCAGGAGTTATTTATAATCACAAATGGAAACATATTTAAAAAAAACAAAATAACTATTGACATTTTTTATAAAATAAATATAATATAACAAATAATTAAAAAAGGAGCAAGAATATGAAAAATTTAATTTCAAATGTTAGAATTAATTTGGTTGATTTTGGGAATACAAAAGCATTTGCAGATTTAACAATAGGAGGCAAATTTGTTTGTAAGTCTTTTCGTGTAATTGATGGCAGAAACGGACTTTTTATTTCAATGCCAAGTAGACAAAAAAAAGATATGCAGTATGAAGATTTGGTTTTCCCTATAACAAAAGAAGCGAGACAGGAATTAATAGATTTAGTTTTAGAAGCCTACAACAAAAAACTTACAGAAGAACCTAAAGGAGATGTAGTTGCTGAAAATTTAGATGATAAAGAAATCCCTTTTTAGTTTTAGGAGGATACAATGACAACAGACAGATTAAAAGAAACATTAAATAAAAATTTTGGAAAGAAATTAGGATTTACAGAAACAGATGAATTATTGTATTGTGTTATTCAGGAATTAGTAGACATTTCAGACAGTTTAGTTAAAGTGACTACAACTAATATTGATATGAGAATGTATATCGCAAATCAAAATAATAAATTGGATAAAATTATAGGAATGTTGAAATGAACCAAAACATAAGATATGAGAAAGGTTGGTATAAAATCGTATCAGAGCCTGAAACGGAAACAGCAGACAAGAAATCCTTGACTACTGAAAAATCAGAAACGGATTTGGGGTTTGAGTATATAAAAGAAATGATTAAAGTTGAACAATTATCTACATTTAGATTTATGTTTAATAGGGTAATCCGAAACCAACAAAAAATTATTAAAACAATAACCGAAAAGGTTGGGGGAAAATAGAATGTATTTTGAAACACCAATGAGTGTAAAATTAGGTATAAAAAGTATATGGACTTATCAAAATCAATTAACAAAATTTTTTGAGGATTTAGATGATAGTAGGAAAGAATGTTGGGATAATAATATTAAGGAAGTGCAAAATGAATTGGGATGAGATGAGAGAAAAAATCGAAAAGGCTAAAAAGGAGTTTTGTGATGCAGATTAAAATAAATTCTGTTTTTAAATCTTATCAAAATAATTTGAATGTTGTTTCTGAATATATTGAAAAATATAAAATAAATAATAAAGATTTAAAAGTTACAAAAAAAGGTATAGGGGTTAAAATTTTTTCTAATAATAGAAATTATCATATTAGTTGTCATAAAACTAAAACTATGTATGTTTTTAATATTTGGGATGCAGTTTAGAAAAGGCTAAAAAGGAGTTGGGATAAAATGCTATTATTATCTTGTATTGGTATAATATTATGTGTAGTTATTTGCTATAGAGTTTTTATGATGGAGTTAAAAAATGAAAAATAAATCAGAACAAATGTTGTTTGAAGAACGATTGTTAGGTAAGACTTTTGACTCAAATGAAGAATTATGGTTTTTATATTGGTGCTATGAAGCAATTAGATTTGATATTATTGAAAGTTTTGAATTTCACCCTAAATCTATTGAAGTTATACCTAAAAAAACATATCAAGTAACAAAACAACTTAAAACAAAAAGCAAAATCGTTGATAAGACACTTTTTATGGCATTAAACTATACAACAGACTATATTATATGGTTTAAAGATAATAATGCAAATTTGATGGGTTTACGAGCTTCTAATGGTAAAGTTTGGATTGATGTTAAATCTAATTACAATTTCAAGAATGATTTAACTAAATTTTCAATATTACAGAAGGTTATTTATCATAATCATAATATTTATATTAATAAATTAGTTCCTGAACAGTTTTTTATGAAAACTTGGTTGCCTGAAAAGTTAAGATTAACCAAAACAGGTAAGATTAGTAAAAAATGGATTAATTATAAAACTTATTCGGAGGTAATAAAATGATTTGTAATTGTGGCATTCAATATACAGATTTTAATAAAAATGATAATAAAAGCGAAATTTATGGTGAATGTCAAGATTGTAGAAATAAAACTTATGCTGATAATTATTTAGATACTTATATTAAAATTATGGAAAAAGAAATTAAGGAGGAAGAATAATGAATTTTAAAAAAATAAAATTAGTTAAAATAAATAAAGACACTTATGTTAATCCTGAGATGGTTACTGCAATTACAATAGATACTTTAAGAATAGGCGAAGAAAAAACAGAAGTTATTACTTTAAATAATGGTCAATATAAATGTTTTTATTCTGATTATGATTTAGAAACAACAATTGGATTAATTACACCATATATAGTTAAAAAACAGGAGGAAAAGTAATGGTTTATATAATGGGAATGAAGAATATCGGAAAATTACAAAAAGAAAAATTCGATAAAGGGTTTGCTAATATTGATTGGAATAAACAACCTGATAAAAAAGAAAAGCCTGATACAACTACAATTCAAGAAAATTTGGATGTTAAACTAAGTGATTTTTATGTTACGAGGTGATAATATGGATTTAGATGTAGTATATAATACAGTTTATAATATGGATTGTTTAGAAGGTATGAAAAAAATACCCGATAATAGTATTGATTTAATCGTTATAGATCCACCTTACAACATAGGAAAGGATAAAAGATGGGATAAGTGGAAAAATGTTAATGATTATGTTGATTTTATGGGAAAAGTTTTTGTTGAATTGGAAAGAGTTTTAAAAGATAACGGAAGTTTTTATTTTTTCCATAATGATTTTATGCAGATAGTAGAATTGCAGAATTATATTAATAATAATACTGAATTTGTTTTTAAACAGTTGATAGTTTGGAATAAAAAGTTTAAAGGTTGTAAAATAGAACACTATCTACAAGGACATTTAGAAATAAATATGTTGAGGAATTATAAATTAATGGCAGAATATTGTTTGTTCTATACTTTTCAAGATGAAACAGGATTAAAAAAAATCAAACACGATTGTAATAATTTTAAAAGTTTAAGAGATTATTTTGAATGTTTGCAGAAATTTATTAATGTAACCAAAAAAAATATCATTGATAGAATTGGAGGGAAAGCCGACCATTGTTTTAGATGGAAATCAACACAATGGGATTTGCCAACAGAAAAAACATACAATGAATTAATTGATGCTTTTAAAATAAATCAATATCCAAACTTTAAAGAATACGAAAGTTTAAGACAAGAATACGAAAGTTTAAGATATACTTTTAACAATCAAAAAACACATCATTCAATATGGAATTATGAAATAGCTAAAAATAATGGGCATATAACACCTAAACCAACAGATTTAATAGAAAATATAATATTACACTCATCAAATGAAAATGACATTATATTGGATTGCTTTATGGGGAGTGGAACAACAGCTATTTCTTGCCTAAATACTAAAAGAAGATATATAGGGTTTGAATTAGACAAAGATTATTATAATATAATAACTAAAAGAATATCTGATTGGCATAATATAGAAGATACTAAATTATTTAAAGGAATATAATATGGATTTATCTTTAGAAACAGAAAAGAAATTTATTGATATTTGGATTAATAACATTGAAAATGCAACTAATATAATTCATAATGATTTGGTTATATTAAAAGATATTTATGTTAATAAATCTGCAATTATTGTTGGTGCAGGTACAAGTTTAGATGATAATTTTGATGAACTTAAATATAATTTTGATAAGCTAAAACAAAATCATATTATTATTTATGTTGATTTAGTTGCGGTTAAATTAATTAAACAAGGGTTAATTCCCGATTATATTATTTCAGTAGACCCGAATGAAGTATTGTTAAATTTATATCAAGAATTATATAAGTATAAAGATAAAGATTTTGATATAATATTGCCTATGGTAGTTGATTATAGAATAAAAAAGCTGTTTCCAAAGGCTTTTTACTTTGTTTATGATGATATAACAGAATATCAAAGGCAAATCCAAGACAAATTTAACATTCAATGTAAATTAGATGCAGGTTTTGTAGTAGGCAATACCGCAATATCGTTATGTAAATATTTAGGTTGTAACAAAATATACATTTTAGGTTGTGATTATGCCTACAAAAAAGATAAATATTATTCTGATTTTGTTTTTAAATTAAAAAGAACTGAAGATAGTGATAATATTAAAGAACAAACAGAAAAATCACAAGAATTACAACAATATGAATTAGAAGATGGTATGTTGACTAATGAATTTTTTGTGTTATGTTATTATTGGATTTTAAGACAAAATATTGAGATAATTAATTTAGGGTTAGGATTAGTTAAGAATAAGATTAAAGTTGATATAATAGACATTATTGGTGTTAAAATGAGCAAACAACAAAAGTTATGGTACAAGCAGTTATGTCAAGAGGTAAAGACAAAATGAATTTAAAAAATATAATATTAATAACAATATTTATTGTTTTAGTTGGTGTTAATTATTATTTTATTAATGATGTTTATAATATTATTAATAAATTAAACAGTAAAATTGCCGATATTGAAATGATGCTATATGTTGAATTTGATGTGGATACAAGAGATTTTGATATGTAGTTTCTTGCATATCTGAATAAAATATGTTATAATATTAATGTTGCAGGAATGAACAGGGTAGCACCCTTTTTCAGTTACTACGATTAGCTGAAATAGTTTCTGCAATAATAAATTTATCGTAGGAGTTTATAAAATGACAAATCTTAAAGAAAATCAAAAAGAAATTTGGAAACCAATTAGGGATTATGAAGGGTTGTATGAAGTTAGTAGTTTGGGTAGGGTTAAGAGTTTATCAAGGTTAAAAAAGCATTATACAGGGATTAAATATAAAACAAAAGAAAGTATTATGGCATACAAATCTAAAGAAGGTAATTATGTTCGAGTTGTGTTGTCTAAAAACAATATAAAAAACTCTTTTTTAATACATAGGATAGTAGCTACACATTTTATTGAAAACAAAGATAACAAACCATATATTAACCATAAAAATGTTATTAAAGACGATAATAGAGTCGAAAACATTGAATGGTGTACACAAAAAGAGAATTCAATCCACGCATTAAAAAACGATTTATTTGTTAATTCTAATTTGAATTTTAAAAAAGCCACACAAATAAGATGTATTTTTAAAAAACATAAAATAGGCATAGAAAAAATAATAAGAATTTTTAAAATCTCTAAAGACCAACTTTATGGCATTATAAATAACAAAAATTGGTGCGAATGTAATGGTTTTGTAAATAACGAAGAAAGTGTTAACTATTCTGTGGTGTGCGATAATAAAAAGGCTGAAAAAATAAGAATGTTCTATAAAACAAAAAAATATACCCAAAGAGAATTGGGTAAAATTTTCAATATGTGTCATACTTATATTAATAAGATAATTAGGAAAAAAAGATTTTAATACTAATAATTTATTAATGGGTTGAAAATAATAATATTATGTTGTATATTTGTTAAATGGAAAATAAAAATAAAGGCGGGAGACCTCGTAAGGAAATTGACTTTAAATTATTTGAAGAACTGTGCAAGATACATTGTACTCAATCTGAAATTTGTTCTGTTTTGGGAGTTACCGATAAAACATTAAACAAAAGACTGATAGAACAATATGAGATGGGTTTTTCCGATATATATATAAAATACGCAGAAACGGGAAAAATGTCTTTAAGGAGAATACAATTCAAACACGCACAAACTTCAGTGCCTATGGCAATATGGTTAGGCAAAGTTATTCTTAAACAAAGAGAACCATCTATATTCGACGATAACGATACAAATTTAGAAGCAGTAGATTTTGATTTTAAAACAGTATCTAAAAAAGATTAATATATGAAAATAATTCCTGAAATAAAAATATTAAGACATCAATCCGAGTTTTGTGATTTAACTTCTGCTAAAATAACAGGTTTAGTTGGCGGAGTAGGAAGTGGAAAAACTCAAGGATTAGTTTATAGAACATTGTCAATATTTAAAAAAAGAAATGGTAAGGCAAGGGTTTTAGTTATAGAACCTACAGTGTCTATGAATAAAGATATTGTGTTGCCTTGTTTTTCTGAAATTTTTGAACGTTATAGAATTAAATATGTTTATAAAGCGAGTGAAGGCAAAATAATAACAAGATTTGGGGAAATAATGTTGAGGAGTGCAGATAGACCTGAACGATTGAGAGGGTTAAATGTTACTGATTTCATTGCAGATGAAATCGATAGTTTACCCGAAAGAAAAGCAAGAGACGTGTTTAACGAATTATTGGCAAGAATAAGAACAGTAGAGGATGCAACAGCAGGTTTGTGTAGCTCTCCCGAAGGTTATGGTTTTCTTTATAATCTTTTTGTTACAGAGAATAAAGATAATAGCAAAAAACTTATTAAAGCAAAAACCACAGACAATCCCTTTCTTCCTAAAGATTATATTCAAGCATTATATGATAACTATGACGAAAGGTTGATTAAACAATATATAAACGGAGAATTTGTTAATCTTAATTCAGGACAAGTTTACTACGCTTTTGACAGAGAAAAGCACGTTAGAAAAGATATAAAATATCAAGATTGCTTACCTGTTATATTCACATTTGACTTCAATGTTAATCCGATGACCTGTTGTGTTGTACAATGGAATAGAAAAGAACTTCAAGTAATAGATGAATTTTATTTAGAAAACAGTAATACAGAGAAAATGGCGCACGAAATATGTAATAAATATAATAAATCTATTAATGCTATAATTTGTGGTGATGCATCAGGTAATAGTAGAAGCACACAATCTTCTGAAACAGATTTTAAAATAATATACAATATATTTTTAGAGCATTTTAATTCAGTTCAAATGAAAGTACCGAAGTCAAATGGAGCAATTAAGGACAGAATTAACAATGTAAATTCAGCTTTATCAAAGGGTAAGTTGACGTTTAAAATTTTATGTGATAATATTATAAGAGATTTAGAGCAAGTTGTATATAAAGATAATGGAGATGTTGACAGCAGAAACCATAAATTAACTCATATATCAGATGCATTAGGTTATTGTGTTAATCAATATTTACCAATTAGAAAACTTATTGGAAGTTATAAAAATTATATGTCAATGTCGACTTATGAATCGGCTTTTTAATATTTAAGGGAAAATTAAATTAATGGCTAAAAACAAACCTATAAAAACAAATCTTGAAAAATCTAACTTCACAAATTTTATGGATAATATGACTTCTTATTGTGAATCCTGTTTTGGCAGTATGTTAGATGACTTACAATTATATTCAGAAACAAGTATTAACACATCTACAATCAAAAGAATGTTAAAAGATGATATTATTTCAGGAGCAATATCTGAAATTATATTAACAACATTGAGCCAAAAATATAATATTAACCCCGCTATTAATGATGAAGAAGATACAGAATACGAACAATATTTAGAAAAGAAAAAG